ATATCGACAAGCTGCTGGCCTTCGTTGTCGGTGTCCACTTCCGACACATCGACATCGGACGAGGAATCCGTAACTGGCATCTGTCCCGCTGGAGCGCGGGAGCCCACACCCTTGCCAAGCGGTTGCATGTTGAGCGGTTGCAGGTACTGATCGCCTTCCGGCCCGATGGGATCGAGGCCTTCCAAACGCCGGCAATCATTGGCCGACAGCCAGCCCCAGTTGCGGGCCACCGCCATCGCCTGCACCCGGCGCTCGATGTTGGCGCGCAGCAAACCGTTCAAGTCGTGCTCAATCTTGTGCGTCCTGCGCTCCATGGTGGACAAGCACTTGAGCATCAATTCCTGTTCGATCCGCACCAGGATCGGTTGCAGGCAATCGGTGAGGAATTGCTGTTGTTCCGAGTCGATCGTCTTGAACCCGGGGGAATCAATCGCCTTCAGCTTGGACAGCGGACAATTGAACCACCTGGCCACTTCCCGCACGGCGAACTGGCGTTGTTCGAGGAACTGGGCATCCGTGGCGTTGGTCTGGACCGGGTTGAAGGTCATGCCGTTTTCCAACACTATCACGCGTCCAGCATTCTCCACGCCGGAATGGACGCGGGTGAAGTCCGCCCGCAGCCTTTCCACCGCCTCCGCCGTCAGGCGGCCGGGATGTTGTAACACTCCCGCCGACTTGATGCCTTGGTCCATCATCGCCTGCGCCACCGTTTCGGCGCTCAGCGTCAGGCCCAGGCTGGATGCCGCTCGGCTCAGGATGGACACGGCCATGATGCCGTTCTCGTCCAGGGGACCGGTGCGGACGTGGATGACATTGCGGGCCGGGAGGTGAGTCTGCTCCTCGGTCCCGGCGGCGTAGGTGTACCAGATGGCGCCATCAGCGTCCCGCTCGGCGGTGACATACTGCGCCGGGAGCCACCACAGAGCGCGGACGGAGCCGTTGGAATAGCGTTCGATTTCGGCAAACCCTGATCCGTACAACAGCGCATCGTTCATCAGGGTGGTGCGGAAATCCACCGCCCCGATCTCGGTGTTGGGGAAGGCGTGGAGGAGATCGTACAACGGATGATCGGTGGCCTTGGCCCGACCTTCCCCGGATGACCGGTAAAGGAACAGGGGAAGGCTGGCGATGGTGTTGGAAATCAGGCTGATGCAGCAGTGGACGGCAGATATCGTGACGGCTTCATGGGGGGAGATGCCCCCGGCGTGGCCGAATATGGACGCGGATCCCGGGTCGGAAAGGTTCATTCCGACAGTTTTCCAGACGGATCCCTTGGGGTGGGACCTGCGGAAAAGGCCGGCTATCCAGCTTTGGGCTGATTGGAGGAGTGGTGCCATGCCGGACAAGATACCGGCATGGCGGCACTGTCAGGCGTCGCGCTTCTTCGGTCCCCGTTTCCTGTCCCGTTTGGCCATCACCTTGAGGTCATCCGGGTTGATCAGCCACATGCGGGAGTTGACCCGCGTGGCCGGAAGCTTGCCGGTCCTGATCCACCGCTGGACCAGGACCTGCGACACCTTGAGACGTTCGGCCGCCTCGGCGGTGGTGATGAGGTTCACTTGGCATTCATCCTTTCAGCCAGGACAGACGCCGCCGCGTTGATGGTGTCCATCACCTTGTAGGTCGCCAGCGCCAAGCCGGAAACCAAGAACACGGCAGTGTCTATCAGCATCAACATCTCGCGGTCTGATATCAGGCCGATGTTGAGGATGTTGGATGTTTCACCAGTGAGCGGGAAATGTGCCATCAGGATGACCCAGCCAAGGATCGATCCAATGAACAGCAAGAGCGCGGCAAAGCGTGCCAATATCAGTGGCTTGACCAGACTCGCCTTGCGCCGTGCCGGAACTGGCATCTCGGTGAAATGAACCATCGGCTTTTGTTTTGGCGCAACCTTGGCCTTGTCGGCCTCGCGCACATTGCGGATGTAGTCCAGAGTCTCTTTGCTTACCGTGCTCATTTCCTTGCCCTCCTTACTTTCCTTTGGTTGAAACCCTAAAGCCGGCCACCTACCTGTCCTCGTAAAATTCGCAATAGTTTTCAGCCCAGTCGAACTTCGTCAGCCTCACGATCTTCAAAAACTTATCCAGACCCCAAGCATCCCTTTTGGCTGTCACCTTGGCCCAGGCAGATTCGAGCTGTTTGGCTTTTACCCGAACAACACTTTCTGGGGGACATTCGGTAAACGGATGATCATTGCCACCCCAAGGCGTTGAGTAATCAAGTCCATCTTTCCAAGACAGATTGATCATCAACGCCGAAAGGCCCCAGTAAATATGCTTGATGGAGCATTCATCGCGGTCGCCAAGCCTCCAGATGGCATCCAGTTGCTTGTTAAGTCTTGCGGCCTCTTGCTTGTCGCTGCTCATTTCCTTACCCTCCTAATTTCCTACCCCCCAATCATACGCATGAACCAACCATTGGTTCACATCGCCACAACCGTCCAACCACCGAAAACCTTGGGGCCGTTGCTGAGAACCCGGGTGGTCAGGTAAACCCCGGTGATCCCGTCGTAAGCCAGGGTCTTGCGAACCCCTTCAATGTTCAGCCCGGTCACCGTGAACCCGTCGTTGCTGGTCATCTTGAACATTTCCTTAACCTCCGTCCGTCCTTTGTATACCTAATTGTACGCATGAGCGAACCAATAGGTTCAAGGGGGGAGGCGGAATTTTTTCGGTTTTAATAATTAGGTGGGGATTCTTAAATAACCGTAAGGCTGGAATAGTTCGAATCGTTGGCCGCCTCATGGAAATCCAGGCGTGCCAGTGCCATCACGGCCGCCACGGCCATGTCGATCCGCTCGGTGGACTTGGCCTTGGAAAGCTTGATGTTCCCGGCCGGGTCCTTCTCCACCACGCAATTGGACACGCACCAGTTCAGCACGGGATGATCCCCGTGCTGGATGCGTTTGGACAGGACGGACGCCTCCCAGAGCTTGGTGGCGGGTGACATCGAATAGAAGCCTTGGCCGAAACCGACCACATCCAGCCCGGCCTCCTGGAGTTCCTGCGCCAGTTGCGCCGCGTTCCAGCGGTCCACCGTCACTTCCCGGATGGAATACGTCTCGGCCAGTTCGAATATCTTCGCTTTCACTCTGCTGAAATCGATCACCTCCCCCTCAAACACATCGAGGAATCCATCCCTGGCGTACGCGTCATACCGCGCCAGGCTCCTGCGCTCACGCATACGGATGGTTTCCCTTGGCACAAAGCCGAATGGTTCCAGCCACACCTTGCCGTTGGGAAGGTGGAACGCCAGCGTGATGGCCGTGATGTCCGACACACTGGACAAGTCGAGGCCCATGTAGCACGGGGACGCCACCAGTTCATCCTCGGAGGGTCTGGCCCCGATGCAGGCCTTCCACTTCTCCTGGCTGATGAACACGGCCGCGCCTTCCGTCCACTGGTTCAGGTGCAATTGCCGGAACACATTCTCCTTCGACGGATTGGCCTTGGCCTCATTGCAGGCCGCCTCCAGGTAATCCTCCTTGATCGTCAGCCCCATCCCCGGGTTGGCCTTCCGCCAGTTCTCGGGGAGCCGCCAATCCTCATCGGGTGGCAGTGAATAGATCAGCGGCAGGAAGGTGGGATCCATCACGTTCCCATCCCGCACGCTCTCGGCATACTTCCACATCTCGTAGCAGGGGGAAGTGCGGTCGTGCCCCGCCGTGGTGATGAAGGTCAGCAGGCTTTGCCGGCGGGAGCCCACCGAGGTGGACAGAACATCAATCAGCTCAGAATCCTTGTGCGCATGGACCTCATCCACCACAGCCGCCGACAGTGAAAAACCGTGCTTGGTGTTGGCCTCACTGGAGATCACCTTGAACACGGAGCCGTTGCGCTTGTTGACGATCTCCCGCCTGAACACCCGGCACCACTTGGAGTAGGTCGGGTTTTGCAGGATCATCTCCTTGGCGATGCCGAAGGCGATGGACGCTTGGTTGGTGTCCGCCGCCGCGCAGACAATTTCTCCGCCCGGTTCATCATCCACCAGCAGGCAATAGAGGCTGATGGCCGCCGCCAATGTGGTCTTGCCGGCCTTGCGTGGGAGCGCCAGGAAAGCCCGCCGGTACTGCCGCAGTCCATCCGGCCGCTTGGCGCAGAACAATGGCTTGATGACCTGATCAAATTGCCACGGCTGGAGCGTCAGGCCATGGCCGGCGAACTCACCCTTGCACTGGCGCAATGAAGCAAAGAACGGAGGCAATGCCTCCGCCAGTGCCAGATCCATGTAACCGCCGGTCGGCAGCGGTTCACGCCTGGGCAAGCTTGAAGACGGAGAGACCTTCCGGCTCCTCGTCCTTGGCGGTGTTGGCTTGCTCGATTTCATTGGTCGTCAACCTTGCCGATCCACGGGCCCTTGGTGTCAGATACAAGGCGGCCAGCAAATCCTTGTACTTGGACTCCTGCCGGCCAAGCTCGGCAAGCAGCGGATGCACCAACTGGGTGCCCGCGCCGTTCACCGATGTCCACTCATCCATGCCAGCCAGCATCTCCACCAGCTTGTCACACCGCGCGCCGATGCGTGACGCCTGAACCAGAACCGAAACATCAGCGGCACCACCAACACCGACCATCCCCATCCGTTTTCTGAGATCGGTGTAGTGCCACATTTCCTCCCTCGTCAACTTCACCGGAGGCTTTGCGGGAACTTCACCACCTGGATGGAACCAACTGGAACGATCCGCCGCCCGATTACTCTGTTTTCCAGCCATGTTACACCTGCTATCACTTTGTATTTACGATTTGGCGTGTCCGTTTCTTCCGGCA